CTAAGGGCATTATACACGGTTGTGCGGTCACTGCGAATAGCTTCTCGCATATAAAATGCAACCACTTTTTCCATGTGCTTTTGGAACGCTTTTGCCTGATCCCTTATAGCAGGGTGTGCATCATCAGATACACTAATCAGCTTTTCTACACAGCGTTCTGCAACTTCATCGGGGCTGAACCCACGATTTTGTGTTGTTTGTACGTTGACGATTGGATCGTCGGATACATTTAAATCCAATTTAAACATTATTGTTTATCCCTAATAACTTTACCCACGCGATAATCTTGCGTAGTTTCTTTTGCTTCTCCCAACATTTTAAGACCCATTACAGCTTCTTGAAACCTTTTATCATAATTTGCCATAATATCCGGTTCACCTTTCATAAAAGTGTAGGCCTCTACTAGAGAACCATATAAAAGAGCTAATTCAGCATTTTCACTTAGCCAAGAGGTATCTGTTCCCGCACCAGAGGTTAAACTAGCGGGCCTAAACAAATACTGAACTTCTACGTCATAAGCTACGTCTGGTGTTGGAGCTAAAATAAAGTTACCCACGTCAAACTGAGCATAATATCTCGGTTTACCTTGAACGGTATAATCTGGATGAAAAGACTCGATGTAAGACAAATCCTTAAACTGCAAAAATTCTTTCTTGTAATCTCCTGCACTAGAGTTGGAAATAGTCAACGAAAACGGAGCTAAGAAGTCGCTAGGGGCTCCTAAATACTGGTTTCCGGCGGCCATAGCGCCAACTTGATTTCGCATAAACAAATTAAGCTGAACGTTTTTTAATATTCGTTCTTCCGTAGCTCTTATAAAAACAGGAAGATTAGAAACGAAAGTAGTTTCCGTATTTTCGGTATAATCCTGTATGGCTTGCTTTAAACTATCAAATGTAAAACTCATGGTGTGTTCGCTTGGCCTCCCATTCCACTATGGTTGGTGCAATAATAATACAGTGTTGGGGCACCAGACGCTACTGTAATCTTTGTATAGGCTCCAGCACTACCCGGAGTTCCAGTTGTGGTTACACCCGTGGTATATTGTGAGCCCCCGCCATGTGTGCCATTTGCTGTTGTGCTAAAGCGTAAAGGGTGTCCACTATTGGTTGAATCGCTTTGATCAAACCAGTAAGTGTTTCCTTCACTAAGTGTAAGTGTGGGTGATACAGATCCGTCGATATAAAATTTATTACCAGTTCCGTAAGCGTTTGTGCCTGTAGCCACAGTTACGGCATAGTTTGTCACGTTAGATACTACTGTCACAGAACCTACGGACGGCGTAGCGGAAATACCGGTTGGAGCCGCAATAACATTAGCTGTCTGAACGGTCACAGAACCTACCGCGGAAGTGCTGCTAGAACCCGTCGCCGAAACTACTATTCCCTCCTCTACAGAAACAGTGCCTACGGAACCTGTTGCCGAAGCAAAACCAGATACCGATACTGTCACAGAAGCTGGTAAGATTACAGTTACATCTCCAACCTCACCCGTCGCTTCGCTGCCAAGTGTTTTAGGAAAGAAAAGCGTAACAGTGCCAACTTGTCCTGTTCCGACCAAGTCACTTTCCTCTGTAATACCGTCAATTGTTTTAAAACCAACAGGATTAAAGCCGTACTGAGTAGACCTTTGGCCCTCCAAATCCTGTTCCGGTCGGCTATCAACCAACGCTTGAGGATCTGAAACTTTTCTAAAAGGTCCTAATTGTGGGTGTTTCGGCTCGAACTCGTCAGGTCCGACTAGTAAACCATTCCACTCACGCCTCATTAATCGGTAAGGATATTGAAACCCAGACCGGTCGGAAATTGCTAAAGCATTTTTTCCGGAGGCAAACTTAGACATTAGCTCACCCTAAAATATTGAAAATCGGGAACAACATTGAAAGAAGACCTGTCCCTATCCTCTGTTGCAGCCCTTTCAAACTCTTCTTCATAAACAGCTTTAAGGAGTTGTACCCTGTTTGGCGCACGTTTTAAGGCCAGATAATAGGCTAATCCGGCAGCAAGACAGGGATAAAACCGAAAAGGCATGTCTAAAGTATTGGTATAAACATCTGCATCCTGCATTCTAGTCAAAGCGTCATAATGTATAACATCCGTGCTATTTTCAGGAACAGGCCAGACTTTCAAATTAGGAGTAAGCTGACGGTCGAGGAAAAATTGGTTAGGTCTACCCGTAGTGGTTTTTGTGGGTATTGCTAAAAATTCGTCACGACTTAATCTTTCAAGTTGAAAGTCTGTACCGTCTCTTCGGATAACAACGGACAAAACGTCTATGACGTCTGTTCCCAAATCATACTCACCATCACTGGTAACCATATTTAGTGTTCGTTGTTTTATAGTCCATTGATTCAACCCTCTGTTAGCCCAATCGGCTAACAAAAGATTGAGCGACCTTCGTGCAGAAGTAAGATCATAGCCAGTCCGCACCTCTAAGCCACAACGCTCAAAAGCCTCTTCTATATAATCGGCTACATCTAACTCAAAATCTGTGCTTCCTGACAGTGCCATCTTACTTCTTCTTTACTGCTCCGCCGCGACGCATCTTTTTAACCATGCCGCCACCGCGCATCTTTTTAACCATACCACCGCCGCGCATTTTCTTTACCATGCCGCCGCCGCGCATCTTTTTAACACCGTTTTTTTTACGAGGTTTCATTGCCATTTGTCAGTCTCCTATATAAAGTTTGCCTTCGTTTATACGTGTCAGACACGTTGTAATCACTTCCATAACTATTATAATAACCTCTTTTATTCAATTTGTCTGCTGCAACTTGCAGTTTTGACAGTCTTTGAACAAAAATCATTGCGTACTCAGTATCCGTCACAGGTTCAAAATCGACTTCCTCTTCAAAATCACTAGGCTCATCGTCGGGATGAAATCCCATAACCCAAATGTCCTTATCAATAAACATTCCCTCAGAAATAGCGGTGTTTATGTCATCTAGATAAGTGTGAAAATCGTCCGGATCTTTGTCATTATTTAAATCGATAATAATTGCTAAGTCAAAAACGTCCTCAAACTGAGATATAGTGCTATACAAGGTCTGAAAGTGTTTTTCGTACTTAAAGATAATGGCTACTTTTTCATCCATAAGCGCCTGTTTGGCGTAAGGACAAGCCGGTAAATTGTTAAAAAAAGGGCTGGGCTTTTCCAACACATCTGAGGTCCATTGCGTAATTTCATCCACAATTTTCTTTTCAACACTCAGTTCTGGAAAGAAACGCCCCACATTCATGACTGAGTCACAGACCCAGACGTCCTTTTACGTCTGTTTGACATAACCATTCCGCAACCTCTTGCAACAGCAGTGCCGTTAATACGTTTTCCGTTAAAAGGGCGTTTTGATTTCGTCGTCGGTACGGCTCCACCCAACGCCATCCTTACTGTTGCTGCTTTGGTGTTTGAAACAACCTTTTTACCTTTAGCACCCTCTCTTTTCTTCTTTTGAGCAGTAGATTTACGCTCAGACTTGCTTAAACTCTGTGCTTTTTTGCGAGGTAAGCAACGATCTGGACGTTTTTTGTTCTTTGAAGTGCCACAAGGACCAGCAATGTTGCCAGAACTATCAATTCTGACCCAATCTTGGTCTAACCAGTCTTGTAATTTACCCATTATCGGCCCTTTCTCTTACCACCCTTTGATTTTTTGGCATAATTAGGGTCTTTACAGTATTTGGATGCCGCTAAATTAGCATATGCGCTGGGATAAGTATCAAAAGTACGCTGCGCCCAAGCTTTTCCCTCGGGACAGATCTTACTTCCCTTACTTTTTGGAGAAGCTTTTTTTGATTTTCTTGAATAATTCGCCATTATATAAACTCTCCTGCAATAGAGGTTGCTAAAATTAACAAAGCTATACCCCAAAGACGAACATCAAACCTTTCTAGCTGACGGTCAATCTTTTTATACCGCTCATTACACTCTTTTTCGTGTTTTTCTAACAACTTTAAAACTTCTTCGACCTTCATATCACCATGCCTTGCAGGACCAATATCGGGCCGTAAATTTATCTTTTGCGGTATCACACGAGTGCCTAGCTCGAAAATTTTTACGCCTTCCGGGCTGCGCTTTTTTAATAGACATATTAGGGTCTCCAAAGCGGACGAGTTTAACCTGCGTCCCTTTTTTTGCAAGGACAGCGCTCTTTTTCGCCTTTCCGGGCGTTCTTTTTGGTTTGTTATACCCTGCAAAGGTTTCACCCCTGTAACTTATTCTACCAGAAGGAAGTCGCTTAACGTCTTTTGTCGTAGCCACAATAAATCCTCCTAATTAAAGAAAAAAGTTACCGCCGTGATGTTTGTTAGAACAGACACGTGAATGTCACTTACTCTTATGCCATTTGCCGGTATGTTGACCGAGTGCGTATCAGAAGCATTAAAATCCAGATCTAGGACGGTTGCCCCGCCGTTACCGTCAGTGACGGTAAGACGAGGTGTCCCGGAAGCTGTCTTTAATTGTATCTGACGAATACGTGCAGGACCCACGGCCAAAGAGCCCGTGCCCGTCACGCGTTTTGTTTTTACATCAGAAATAGACATTTACCTATCCTTTACGCTATGTCGTCAAGTAAAGCACAAACAATGCATGTTGCAGTCGCAGCACTTGACCCATCGTGACCAATTGCATGTATGTCTGCAACTGTCGTGTTTGGAAGTCTAGCAAAGAAGGACTCATTAGGACTTATCTTAACGGCCGCTCCATTAGAGTTTGAAGCAGTGCTTGCATCAAAAACAACGTAAACATGATTGGCTGAATCTGTGTTTTTAATATACAAAAACTCAACCTTGTCACCCGTTGCCACAGTGCCGGGGTTTGCGTTAGCATTAACCGCCGTATAATCTGTGTAATAACCTTGCATCAAATCCGTGCTTGCTGCTGTAACGCTAGTCAGTTTGTAATACCACTTATCGTTAGCATCTTTCGGCGTAACAGTGGTTGTGGCTTCGATAGTTTTGGCTATCTCGTCCGGTAAAATCGTAGTCTTCATGACTACTGTAGCTGCGTCAGCCATATTTTATCTCCTATTAGCCAAGGTTATTGTTCTGAGCATACAAGATAGTCACACGAACCTCACCAGCGGATGTTGCAGCAGAGTTGGTTACAGTCAAACGAATGTCCGCTGATCCTGTATCTTCCCATGCTAATGCACCACCAGATTGAGTGGTTGGATATTTTCGACCCGCGGTTGTACCAATAGCAAACGTGTTAACTAAAGATGTCGCACCGCCTACAGTATCTCCAACACTTAGGTTTGTGGCCCCACTTGCCGCTGTAATTACATCAATCACACAATCAATAATTTGAGAGTTTGCTGGTATAATAACATCAGTGACTGAAGCAGCTAATGCGCCACCAGACAAATCTGCTGCAAATGTCTGAGACATTACAACCTGACCGACGTTAGCCATGTCAGTACCTAGAGTTGAACCTGTGGTGTGTTTAATGGTTCCAGCTTTTATTGGACCAGAAAAAGTTGTTGTACCCATGTTAATCTCCTGTCTGGGTTAGTCAACGGCCCCATGCCGTTGTCAGGGATACGATCACTATAACACAGGAAAGAAAAAAAGAAAGGGGCCTTTGCAGGCCCCTCAGTTTTCAGGGAGGAAATCTTTTGCAAAAAGATATCCTCAGTATAACATACTTTACGCTCCGGGTGTACCGAAAACGCAACGCCAGTCAGAAACACCAAAGCTGTAACGCTCACGTGCCTTGAATCGCATGTTACCGGTGTCGAAATCACCTTCCATTGCCGTTTTAATTGGCGAACGGTTGAAGAATTTGAAACCGTTTGGCGCATCCGTCTTGATGAAGAAAGCGTCTGTGTCTGTTAGGAAGTGGTTTACCACTGCCCCTTCAGGCAACATACCCATGTTCTTCATTGCGTTTGCGTCATTGTCCGCAGTTCCTGAACGTAGGTTTGAGTTAATTACACGCTCTGCAATGAATTGCAGTTCTTTTGGAATAATCAACTTTGTGCCACGTACAGCAATCTTTAGACCACGCTCATCAGTTAGACCTGCAATATCGATCAACATTTGCTCAAGTGAAGTTTCATTCAAGTCAGCGGCTGTTGAAAGAAGGTTACGCTGGTTGCCTGATAGGCTTGGGTGTGACGAGGAGCAAAGCGCCGCGCCGTCACCAATCGCAGAAGCACCCGCAGTGAACGCATTGTTCAGAATAGCGGCAGCTTTAATCTGCTTGGTTTGAGCCATTGAACGAGCCAAGGCTTTTGTGTAGCGCGAGGCAAGACGATCATAAAGATTGTCTTCAATTGCTTCCTCAGTAATTGAGAATGCAAGTGCAATGGTTTCGTGTGTGTAACGAGCAGTGTAAGTTTCCTGTGCATCGTCAAAACTGATGCTTCCGCCTTCAGATTTAACAGGTGCTGTGGAAAAACCACCAAGCATTACTTCTTCTTCGAATGCACGATCTGAAGATTCCTCTTCAAATACTTCGGCATGCTCGTTTTCGTAACGATTGTACTCGAGTCCAAATAAGGCATTTAGACCGGGTTCTAGCTCTTTAGCTAGTTGTGCGCGTGAAATAGCCATATTTTAACCCTCCTATACGCCTGTAGTAGTCGCTGTGGTCTGAGAGTCAAACCGCGACGTAGTTGCATTAAAATGAGCGTTAATGCGAACAATCAGTGGGATACCGGCAGCGGTAAAATCACTGTTTGCCTCATCATCCATAATGCCAACAATTCGCAACGGCAAGGTTGCTGTTGTATTTATAGATGATACATCTAACGCTGAGTTTGAATTGCCAGTATTGGTTGAACCAGTACGAGCAGATGTGCCCAAAGACGCGTTTGCGAAAACGGCTGTTAAAGCAGTGGCGCGGTCTGTAATAGTCGCGTCAGTAGCTACTTTAAACAACTGATTTGGGTTATCAGCAACAAAAGCTTTTACAGGGTGGTTAGTATCAACGCTGACATTGTTGGAACCGGGCCAGTAGTTTTTAAATACTACCTTTTTAGTTCCTGAATCAACATATTCTACGCCCATCAGAACACCAAGAGCAGGAGTTGTACCCCCACTTGTAGCTCCCGCATGATCAATTACGCCTGCCGCAGTCGGCACACATAAAGAAAATTGGAAGATCGGATTGGTGTTGTTAGAAGCGATTTCATACTGAGTTACCCCAGTTGAATTCACACCGTTTCCAACAAGCCCGATAGGACGTAAACCGAAGGCAGTTTCTTGGTTTGCCATTTTAGTTTTCTCCTAATTGGGCGACCCTAACTCTTTCGAGGGCCACCGAAGGTTACACGAGATTGACGATCAGCATTGCCGATCCTCATGGTTGAATGTGCATTCTCGCGCATCATATCGTGGTCAACCGCATCTTGCTGATTTTGATTACGTTCTGCAAAGTACGCATTTCTTTCAGCTACAGTTTCGTTCGGTATTCTTGCGAGAAGCAATCCGCCCACTCCAAACACACCTTCATATTTACCTGATTCAACTACCGGGGCCTCAAAGTCCGGAAACTCGTCCTTACGAACCAATTCCCAACCTTCACGCATTTTTGCGCTAATGTTTTTAGTATCATCAAAACCACGCGTTTCAGCGCGAATCCAACGATGCTTAAAACCATCCGGTGCAGGCGGTGCATCTAGCATTGACGGGGGAGCCCAAGGCCGTCTAACAGCCTGTTTCTCCCGGGTTTGTGTTGCGCGAGAAGCTCGATTGTTTGTCTGTTCAGTCATTTGTCTTACTCCTTCACGTGTTTCGCATATTCTTCCAGCGGCACACCCAATTTCTTCGCGATAGCGACTTGGCTAGGGGTGAGTCTAACCTTTTTCCCACTGCGCCCAGAGGTAGTTCTTGTGGCACCAGCAACCGTCTGAGCGGGTCGTTTGCTAGTGGTTTTTGCGCCCGTATTGAACTTATCGTCAATCCGGCGGTCAAGCTCAGTATAGTACTCATCGGTCGTGGGGTCAAACCCTTCTTCTTCGACAAGCTTTTTATGTATCCCAAAAGCGGCATACGTCATAGCTTCGTCCTCGCCAAACCATGTATTACGCAAGGCCCATTGCTCTGCTTTAGCGTCAGGGCGTCTAGGAGCTTGCTGTGGAGCCTGTTGAGGTACTTGTTGAGCCGCAGCCTCTGATTGAGCTTTCTGCTGCTCCTGCTGCGCTTTGGCTTGCTCTGCACGGTCTGCCTGAATAGCCAGATTAGTTAGCTTTCGTTGCGCCGCAACGGTTGCGGCACTATCGCCAATCTCAATAGCACGTGAAAGCTCTGCTTCCGCCTGCTCCATTTGAGATGTAACCCGTGAAGAGTACTCGTTTACATAATTGTTATCCAAAGACTGCATACGCTGTTTAAGCTGATCTGACTCCGCCTGAACGTTTTTAGCGTAATTTAAAGCCTCTTCTCGTTGACGTTCAGCTTCGCGCATCTTTTTTGTTAAACGATTAATTCTTTTTTGTGTCGCATCTTCAGCTTTTTTAAATTGATCGTCTGAATCCGCTTCAAGAACCTCAACCTCTTCTTTTTCTTTAGGAGCTTCAGCTTCTACTTCCACTTCCTCTTCTGTTCCAAGATCAAGTTCTACCTGATTTTCTTCTGCCATAATTTACCTCTTACAGATGTTGAATATCTTCTGGGTCCATTATTGTCGCCAGAATTTCGTCGTCGTTTAATATCCGGACTTCTCCTCCGTCTATCTGGAACCTAGAACCAGCATAACGGGCAAACATTACCCACTGCTTTTCCTCGCACCAAGGGCCAGACGGAAACTTGTCCTTGTCCTTATATGCAAGAGGGCCTGTCTTTAGAACGTAGCCAACCTGCGTAGAAACCTGACTACGCTCTTTAACCTCATCTGGTATAAATATACCGCCAGAAGTTTTGGCTTTGCCTTGATAGGGTAGGATTAAAATGCGCCAGCCCGTCGGGGTTGGCATCCGGTCTAGTAAGCTTGCACCTATCGTATCTGGGTTAAGTACAGGCTTATCGACATAAGCATCTGCAAGATTTGCAGTATTTTCTTTCTTCATTTCCTTAACGGCGGCTGCTGCGCCAGAAAGGTCAACTTTAGTGCCTTCATTCATCAGTTTGCTCCTGTTTATCTAGCAGGCTCTTGAGTTCCTGTTCCACGTGATCTAGGGCTTTTAAATTCCCCATAAGCTCACGATATTGCTCCATATTCGAGACATTGTCATAAATCAACAAGTCTTGAATCGCCTCGCGCCGTTCTCGAATAATCCGATAAACAGCCTCGGCTAAACTTATTTGCATTCAGTTCCTCCTATATTTGATTTGACCCTAACACAACCGATATAGGATTTACTAGGAGAAACTGTGACTTTATGCGATTTAATCTATTAATTCGAAATGAGGCCCATCTATAAACGGCCGTTTGCCCTGCGAACGACGTAAATCGATGTAAGCATTCATAGCTTCTTCCATGGTGCCTTCCCACTTACGAATATCCATAGGATACGGCGCTTGTGGCGTGGCCCACGCGGCTCCCCAACAAATTGGGACGCCAAGCTGTATTGCGGATTGCTTGATAGCGTCTGCCAAATTATCATATAGATTAAGCTCCCATGAGGCCCTAGAATTGACATACGCCATGATATCAAAAGCTTTTCCCTCAAGGTGTTTAGATCTTAAGGTTTTCGATGCTCCCTTGGCGACAAGTTCCTTCTGCTCGTCCAAAGTCCGCATTCCTTGCACAACGCCAAAATCGGTATCTGTCAGCGTAATCGCCATCTTAACAACAGCCTGTAGCCTGTCATCAATACCCTCCAGCCGGTCTAGGCTGCGTCTGCTTAGTTTAAAAGCCATTACTTTCTCCTTGTAAATTGTTTGTAGCCTTTCACACCGAATGAGGCTGAAATTGCTATACCCAAGCTGTAAAAATACCAGTCCGGTGCCTTGTGAAGCTGTTCAAAGCCCCTATCTACAAGTCCTTCTGCGCCCGGTATAAACGCAAGCACAAGTGGAATTGACAAAACAATTACAAAAAATTCGTCCTTCCAAGAACTTTTAGAATTTTCTGCCATTATCCGCTCCCAATCAGCAACGGACGTTTTTTCTGACAAAAGAATTTTTGCTTTAGCCTCTGCTTCTGTAAGTTTTAACTTTGCCTCTGCAGCTTGCTTTGTGGTTTTTGCATCAAGCCATGAACCTGCCAAGCTTGCAACTGGTCCCAATAACTGACCTATCATCCTTTTATCCCTCGTTATAAAGGTTATCAAAAACCTTATTTACATCTAGTGTATAATCTAAATCACTTTTTGAATAGTGTATATGTTGTGAAGGTTTAAAATCTGGCGCACCTTCTCCCGCTTGAAACCATGCAGGGTGCGTTACTCTTACTCTGTTATTTGGCAATGCTACAATATTACCTGTCCACTCTCCCGCATCCAATAATTGTAAAACGTGACTTTGTTTGTGCTGTGCAGGATCGTCTGCTATTTCGCTTTCTGCATAATCAACTGTAAAAAGATATTTTGCAGGATGCATGTCACCATCTATTTTTGCTAACCAAGGGCACGGCGTAGCACGATCTATTACATGCACCGCATGATTATATGAAGAGCAGTCCCAAGGTTGCGCATCATGTGTTGACATTGGTTCAGGCCATTCTTCTAAAGGAATGTCAGCAACTAGACCTGTTATGGGCATTCTTGCCCACATTGCACCACCATGTATTGTGTCTTCCTCTTCATCCTCAGCCTCACTACCAGTGAAGATAACTTGAAAACTAAGACACCTGTTTGGCATTGTTGTAACGCCAACAACCATAGCATGTAAAAATTCGCCGTGATACTTTTCATGGTTGTGAGTGTATTCACGGCGAACCCATGCTTTAAAATAGGGTATATTACTGTGTAAATATGGCATTAGGCTTTAGTTACTTTATATCCCATTTTCTTTGCAGCAGCGCGAAGTTGTGCTACGGTCATTGCTTTACCGCCCTTTTTCATCATCATAGGCTTTTTACCACCTGCGGCTCCACCCTTCATCATTTTCTTTACTTTGCCACCACCGCGATAGCCTTTTGTTTTTACTTTGCCGCCGTTACGGTAGCCTTTTTTCTTCATAGCCATAAGACTTCTCCTTTCAAATTATTCTTCCATCTGTATGCTAGACTTTTTGTTTTCTGCTTTTGCACTATAAGCATTAAACCCCATGAATGCCGCAACCACTCCTGACGCAGCAATAACGTAAACACTAGCTATATCTGTTATTAAACTAGCGGCTTGATCAAAACCCAAAACACTTGCTAAAAGTATAATAAATGGATAAATCAACATTCCTGCTAAGGCAAAACCTGTGTATCTGCGCTCCGCATTGCGTTTTAAGTCTCTGTCGATCATCTCAAGTTTTTTATCTTCCAGAGATAGCGCATTCCACTCTTTGCGTTGAATAACTCCATCACCGTTAGTATCTGCTTTATCAAATTCTGTCATTTTTTTAACCTTGCACAAGAAATAGCTACTTTTTTATCTCTTGTTATTATAACAATTTTTCCACGTTTGTCATATACAATGTATTTTCCACCAC